ACTGGTTTTCAGAGGAACTACATTTTGAGGATATTCTGCCAGCGGGGCATGATGTAGTTGCTTTTGATATCCTATGGAATGAAGGAAATGCGAATCTCAATAAGGTGTTAACCATAAAATCATGGAGGAATCCGGGAGAGGATGAGCAGAAATGAACTATAAATATACACTTTCCTGTCTCCCCGGTCGTATGGGGAAACCGGATCTGCATTTTCTCCGGATGGGTGCGTGGTTGCATCCATCTGGTGAAATTATCCTTGCTCATGGGCTTATGACTCATATTGAATATAACCGAATCAAAGAAGAAGGCATGATTCGATTATATGACAAGCCGGGGCAGCACTGGATCGGCATATATAATACTTCCGGTTCTTTCCGCTGGTTTCGGGAAAGAAAAGACGGTGACGAAGTAGGATTTTTGATACCTTTAACATATAATGTCTATGTTGGGACTATCAATTATAAAAAAATGGAGGTTTTATAAATGGCAAGGTCAGAATATAGTAGACTCCGGGGGATTGTCTCAAAAAGGCTTGAAAGACTTGATGCACAGGGGTTAGTTCTTCCGGGAATTACTCTTCCGAAAAGCTCAGAACTGAAAACCCCATCTCAGCGGGGCAAAGCGGAACAGATGTTAAGAAGCTTCATAGAGTCCACTTCACTCAGATCTATTAGGGAACAGGGACTCAAGGTAGCTCCGGGGCGGGGTGGAAAAATTGTAACACTGACAGAGAAACAGGTGAAGGGGCGGGAGAAGAGAGAGCGTCAGAAGCAAAGACGTGAAGATATTTTATCAAAATATACCGCTCGGCAGAGGGGATTTTTAAAAGGAGCTAAAAAGTTAAAGCTTAATATCTCGAATGCGAATATTAAGGATTTTATCGAATATATGGAAGTTCGGTTTTCTCAAGTGGTAGACTCAAAATATTATATTATGGATGATTTTATTGATGATTTTCAAACCGCTATAAAACGGGATCCGAAAGCCGTGAAAGATCTGGTTGAAGATTTCCATAGATTTCAAGCGGACAGAGAGAGTTTATATTTGGAAATGGTGAGAGATAATCCGGAGGAATTGCGGGAAAATTTTGCTCAAGTAGTGCGGGATCAATGGCGAAAAGTGGTTAAGGGGATAAAATGATATGATTTATCATGTGGGGGAGGTTAATTTTATAAGCATCTTCCGGGATGGGGGGCTTTTAAACCCTCTCCCCCGGAGAAAACCTAACATGGCTGGAGGGAGACATATTATCAACTGTTTATCTGCCTTTGACATTGAAACGAGCAGACTTGATTTCCCGCTTAAGAAGGGGGAAAAGGTTAATTCTCACAGCTTCATGTATGTCTGGCAGTTTCAAATTGAAGATATAACAATCATGGGTCGGACATGGGCAGAATTCTGGCAGATGATCGGTGAACTTGTTAACGCTATCCGGGCATATGGTATGGAAATGAATACTCCTTTTGTCCCCCGGCTTGTGTGTTATGTGCACAATTTGAGTTATGAGTTTTCATGGTTAGCTGGGATTTATAAATTCAAGAATGAAGATGTGTTTTTCCGTCAATCCAGAAAACCATTATATGCGAGAATGTTTGACTGCATAGAATTCAGATGTAGCTATTTACAAACGAATATGAGCCTGGCTCATTTTATAAAGCAAATGGGGATTGAAGAGGAGAAGCTTAGCGGGAAAGAATTTGATTATGATAAGATTCGTTTCCCATGGACTCCCCTATCTGAATATGAAACCGAATATTGTGTGCGTGATGTGCGCTCATTGGTTAAGGCGATGAGAGTTAGACTGGAGAAAGAAGGTGATACACTTCAAACAATTCCCTTAACAAGCACTGGATACGTTCGGAGGAAATGCAAAGACGCAATCAAACCGAACTTTCTACAGATTAAAGAAATGAAGCCAGATGTCAAAGTGTATAAAATGTTAAGGGAAGCTTTCAGGGGTGGAAATACTCATGCAAACAGAAAGTATGCAAATAAGATTCTAAATGACGTTTCTTCATATGATATGACTAGTTGTTACCCAGCTCAACAACTGACAAAGCGTTTCCCGATGGGGAAGTTTCGTTTTCTGGATAATAATCTTTCATTAGAAAGAGTATTTAAGTTTATCGGGTTGGGTTATGCTGTGGTTGTTCGGCTTGGGTTTGTTGATTTAAAGTTACGGCATGATGTTACGATTCCTTATCTGTCATTATCAAGAACAAAAAGTAGAGGTTTTATAGATGGGATTGATAATGGTAGAATTCTACACGCTGAGTATTGCATAACCACAGTGACGGAGATAGACTTGAAAATTATAATGGAACAGTATGATTTTAAATATATAAAAGTTTATTCCGCTATGGTGGCGAAAAAAGACTATCTGCCGGAAAATTACCGGAATGTTATTCGGGAATTTTATGAAGCAAAAACCAGATTGAAACATGCTCAAGATAAGGAAGAGGAATATCAATATGTCAGAAGCAAAGAACTGTTGAATGCTGTTTTTGGGATGTCTTGTCAAGATCCCATCCATTCAGAAATATTATTTGATGGCGGGAAGTACACAGAGCGGAATTTATATGATTTTCCTGCAGAAGCAGAAAAAGCGCTTGAAAAAGCTCCCTTCCCATATCAATGGGGAGTATATATAACATGCTACGCAAGAGAAGCGCTGCAGGAAGCTATAGATCGGGCTGGGAATCGAATGGTTTATTGTGATACTGACAGTGTAAAAGTAATAGGCCAGCTTGATTTAACAGAAATCAATAAAAAGCGGGAGAAGCTGGCAAGAAAAAACGGGGCATGGGCGAAAGATCGGAAAGGGAATTCATACTATATGGGCGTGTTTGAATATGAAGGAACTTATGACAAGTTCATCACCCAGGGCGCAAAAAAGTATGCTTTTATCAAAGGCTCCTGCAAATATGCAGATACTTGTCCGAACTTCCCCCGATGCAAAATGAAAGTGACTGCTTCGGGGGTTAGCACTGCAATAAATGAAAAGACGGGGCTTCCGATTGCGGTTGAAGAAATGGGTTGTCTGGAGAACTTTAAAGAGGGGATGATCTGGCGGGACGCTGGCGGAACAATGTCGGTATATAATGATATTGACTGGTTTAATTATACAGATCCGGAGAGTGGAAAGAGCGTATATATAACGCCTAATACCGCAATTTTACCGACAACATACAGAATGGGGTATTCAGACGATTACAGAGACTTGTTGACGGATGTGTTATTGTATGGGGATTATATAGAGAAGAGGGAATAAAAAATGAAACTGTACACAAAACAAGGTTGGGTTGATTGGAGTTATATTGATAACTTGGGTAGTATTTTTAATATGGTGATTGGTGCTCGTGGTGTTGGTAAAACCTACGGTCTTTTCAAATACTTGATTAAACAGGGGAAGCCTTTTGTATATCTCCGTAGATTACAGACACAATTAGACATGTGCGGGACAGAATCAGGGAATCCCTTCCGCAAGATTGCATCTGATTTAAAAATTGAAATCAAGCCAGATAGGGCGGGGCGTTTGATAGAATTCAAGAGGGATGATACAATTATCGCCCTGGGCTGTTCTCTGTCAACACTGGCAACGGTGAGAGGGTTTGATTTTTCGGGGTACGACTATATTGTTTTTGATGAATGCGTTCCGATGATAGGAGAAAAACCCATCAAAGATGAATTCAATGGATTTTTGAATTTTTATGAGACTGTAAACCGAAACAGGGAACTTTCCGGTGATGCTGCTGTTAAGTGTTTCATGTTGGGGAATGCAAATCAGTTAGTGAATCCTTATTTTGTCGGTTGGGGCTTTATGCGGAAAGCAATTAAAATGATAAGATCCGGGGAAATGATATATAGATCAAGGGATAAAACCAGAAGTATTATATTACTTTTGCAATCCCCCATTAGCGAAAAAAAGAAAGAGACTGCATTGTATCAAAATGCGGGAAATGATTTTATAAAGATGGCAATAGATAATGCTTTCAGAACAGACGAAACAAAGATTGCAAGTAAACCGCTGAAAGAGTATAAACATATAGTTTCAGTTGGTGAAATCGGGATTTATAAGCACAAGTCAACAGGAGAATATTATATTTCAAGTGTTACACAGCAACCAAAATATGACGGGTATGGAATGCCTTTAAAGCTTTTCCAAAATGATTTTGGTTTTCTCAAGTCGGTTTATCTGATAAAACAAAATTTTGTTTTTGAAAGTTACGAAAATGAAATAATGTTTCGGGAATATTTTAAATTGAATTAAATTGAAAAAAGTGTTGCAATCTGAAAACGGTTAGACTATATTTTAAAGTGCCGGGAAACCGGATAAAAAATAATTGGAGGGGTTAAACAAATGGAACTGTCAAGAGTGGAAATTTTTAAAGCGATGAATTCTCGTGATGTTGTTAATGTGAAAGATTGTGAAGGGGAGATTCTGCATCCGGTCGCATTTCATACTCACGAGTACGAGGGAAGCGACGAAAAAACTCACGTTGTTCTGGTTATCAAGGATGGGAAGAGCGGGGACTTGTTCAAGAGCGAAACAAAGAATTTTATTCAGAAGTTCCTTGCTTATGATGAAGCCTTTGGAACTCTTCCGGATGAAGAGAAGCCGGAAATCATTATCAAGCTCAACATAAGCAAAAAAGGAAACAAATATTCAGATTTTGATGTTGTTGACAATTAAAAACGGTTAACATATTATAATAGAGGGCGGTAAAAGTTCCCCAACGCAAGCCCCAGAAGGGCGGGGAAGAACTGGCGAGTTCACGAGACTTTTACCGCCCTTTATTTTTATGCGAGGTGATATGATGCAGGATATTATTACTGTTGTGCAGAATCTTGGAATCCCGATGGCATGCCTTATTGCGACTTTCTGGCTTTGGAACAAGGAGCGGGACGAGCACAAAGCATCTGAAGATAAAATGTCTGAAGCAATCCAGAATAATACCTTGGTCATGCAAAAATTGATTGACAAGTTAGGGGATTTGGAAAATGATAACCGGAGAGAGACTGGCGGAGCAAGCCGTTAAGGGTGGCTATCTTGGCAAGCCTTATGCAGAAATGGACTGCCAGGGATTTGTTGAAAAAGTCATTTATGACTTAGGAATCCGCAAACCTAACGGAACCGCTTATAATTGGAAGGGTTCAAACAGCATGTATAGAAACTACTTCCAATGGCGGGGAACAAAAAGCGAATGTGAAAAAACATTTGGCCTTATTCCTCAGGGGGCGCTTGTTTTCAAGTGTCGGAATGATGGCGGTGAAAAGGAAAAAGGATATACAGATGGACTTGGGAATTTTTATCATGTCGGAATCTATGTTGGATTGGAACAGGGAAACATTATAAACAGTACGGCGGGAGGTGTGCAGTTTGCGAAAACCTTGAATGGTTGGAGTCATGTCAGCTTGTTATCTTTTATCGACTACACAGGCGCAACCGTCCACGGAACAGGAACAAAAAACCGAATCTTGTCTCTTATAAATGATATGAAGAAATTGATTGCAGAAATGGAGGAAATTGCAAATGAAATTTGAAGAAATCCAGAGTCTGATGAATTTTGGTTTTACACCAGATCAAATAATGGCTCTGGCGAGGGATGAACCCATTCCCCCGTCAGAACCCGCCCCAGATCCGGAACAAAACTCTCCTCCGGATCCAACACCCTCACAAGCTCCGGAGCAGGAGTCCAACCCCGCTCCCGCTCCGGACTCTCCCACAGAGCTTGATAGTCTCAGGGATGAAATTAAAAAACTCACTGCAACTATCCAGAGCCAGAATATAAAAACTGCTTCTGTGGATAAAATTGCAGATCCGGAAGCAGAAACAGATAAAATCATGGCGGAGTTCATTCGTCCAGCATATGAGAAAAAGGAGATTAAATAAATGAGTGTAAATAATATGACTTTTCAGCAAATCGCTACTGTTTTGAATTCTATCGTCCATCAGGCAACCGGGGCAGATGTGCTTACTCCTACAAATACAGCGGAATTTATTTCCGTTGGTCAGATGGCGCTGAATGCTAATAGAGATGCTGTTTATAATGCTATTAGCAATGTTATAAGCAGGACTATTTTTGCAATCCGTCCATATTCCGCTAAGTTTGCAGGACTGGAAAAGGATCTTGACAGGTGGGGCGGGTATATGCGTAAACTGTCCATCGCTGATTCTGATTGGGCAGACGATGAAGCTTATAAATACCCTGTCACTTTTGACGCAAGTGAAAATCCGCCTGATGGACTCGGTAAAATGGTGGATCAGTGGAAAATCAAAAAACCGAATGTCCTGCAAACTAATTTTTATGGGCAGTCGGTTTATCAGGATCATGTTACAATCACTGAAACTCAGCTTGAAACCGCTTTTTCCGGGGCGGAGCAGCTTGGATCTTTCCTCAGTCTTATTATGACGAATCTTTCAAACAGGCTTGAAATGTCCAGAGATGCTATAAGCCGGGGCTTGATTGCTAATATGATTGGTGCGCTGGTTACGGAAAACAAGTCAGAGCGGGTTGTTCATCTGCTGACTGAATACAATGCTCAGACCGGGCTTTCCTTGACTGCTCAGAGCGTTTACGCTCCGGATAACTTCCCCGCTTTCATGAAATGGGTATATGCTAGAGTTGCACAGATTTCTGATCTGATGACCGAAAACAGTTTAATGTTTCAGACGGTTATCACGGGGAAGCCTGTTCTCCGTCACACTCCCTACCAGAACCAGAAAGTGTATTTGTACTCCCCCGCAAGACATCAGATTTCTGCTCGTGTTCTTGCTGATACTTTCCATGATAACTTTTTGACTTATGCTGATGTGGAAAGTGTTAATTTCTGGCAGTCCATCCAGACTCCCGATACCGTTAATGTCACGCCTGTTTATACTAATACTTCCGGGGTGGCAGTGACCGGGGAAGCGGTTTCCCAAGGTAACATTTTCGGCCTAATCTTTGATGAGGATGCAACCGGATATGCAATTCTCGATCGGCGGCTTGTGCCTACGATGGAAAACGCAAGCGGGCTCTATCGAAATATCTTCCTTCATGCCCGGGAAAAGGTATTTCAGGATCTTACTGAAAAATCTGCTGTTCTTCTTCTTGACTGATGATAATAGGAGGAGGAGGTTTTTTCCTCCTCCTCCCATGAGGTATTAAAATGCATGTTACTTTGTACTCCTATAACAAAAGAGTAAATAGTACGGCTGTTCCTGATGCCGGGTTGGATCTGACAGAAGTGGTTTTAAAAGATCCAACGGATATTTTATATCCAGTTTTGCGTATTACACCAACTGCGATTGGATCGCCAACAGTTGCTCCAGTTGCATATAATTATGCTCATATCGCAAAATTTCAGCGCTATTATTTTATAGATAATTGGGTATATGTCGGCGGGTGCTGGGAAGCAAACCTCTCAATAGATGCGCTCGGCTCGTGGCGTGGGGTGATTGCTTCTACTTCGGCTTTCGTGGAAAGAGCCGAAAGTGATTATAACGGGGCGGTTATTGATGCAATGTTCCCCGCAACCGATAATTATAGTATTATAAACACTGCCATTTCCGCACCGTGGACGGGTTTAACAATTTCGGGCGGGTGCTTCATTCTGGGAGTCATTTCAGGCGAGTCTGTTGGGGGAAGAATTGGAGCAGTCACCTACTACGCAATGACTACTGCAGAACTATCAAGTTTGATGCAGTTCTTGTTTTCGAACAATATATGGCAAAGCTCATCTATAACAGAGGTTGGCGAGGGATTATATAAAAGTTTGTTCAATCCATTCCAGTATATTGTTTCCTGTATGTGGATGCCATTAGCCCTGTCAGCAGTTGCCACAACAAGTACAACGGTAAAAGTAGGATATTGGGATACCGGTGTCAGTGCTCATTCAGTTTCCCTATATGTTACCGGGGTTCTGACTGCTAACGCCACTTTGCCAGATCACCCACAAATAGCAAGAGGTAACTATTTGAATTTTGCCCCCTATGCCGAATATACATTATATCTGCCGCCATTCGGGGTGATTCCATTAGACGCTTCTTTCCGTGCTCGTGGCAATGTTGTACATTATGACTGCCATATAGATATCTTGACCGGGGAAGCAACGCTGAGAGTAGGCTTCAGAACCGCCACAGGGAATGTTGCATACTGTACGGAAAGAACAGCCTTGCTTGGTGTGCCTATCCAATTAGCTCAGATACTATCTGATTATACTCATGCTCTGCAGACGATAACAAATCCCCCTTCCAGCTTGGTGGGGGTTGCTACTGCAACAGCAACCGCCTTGTGTTTGTCGGCAGTGGAAGCAAACACTCCGAAAGTCAGCACCACAGGTGCAACGGGATCTCTAGTAAACTTTGTTATCAATCCTGTTATCGTGACAAGATTTGCAACTATTACAGGGGCAAGTGATAACATTCTTGGTAAACCGTTGCTTACTCAGAGGGTTATTAACACTTTATCCGGATATATCAAATGCAAAAATCCCCGGATCTCTGCCCCGTGTATGTTGTCCGAAAAAACCATGATTGAACAGTATATGGCAGAAGGGTTTTATTACGAATGAGTGCCGAACTTTTAAATGGTTGGTATGTATCGGCTAATCAGTATGACGTCGGGCCATCTTCCGGGACAGCAAGCACATATCAACAAACAAACGCTCAGAACGTTTATAATACATTTTCCGCACTTGGATGGACTATAAACGCAATCGCTGGCATGATAGGCAATATGATGTACGAGTCGTGTCTTGATCCGGCTTGCGTTTATCCCAAAAGTTCGTTCCCCAACGGGGGAGCGACTCTGGAAGATATATCAAATCAGTATGCATTATCCCGCACAAGTCCGGCATATGGGTTAGTACAATGGCTCGGATTAGGCAGCACTGAACCGATTGCAAATCAGTTAGTATCCTATGCATACCGTCATGGTTCGGAATGGTATGAGGGACAGATTCAAATGGATCGGTTGACATGGGAATACGAAACCCCCGCGAAATGGAAACCGACAGAATCAGTCACCGGAAACCATCATCAAATGACTTTCGCCCAGTATGCAGAATCGACAGATAGTCCAGAACAGCTTGCCTATTATTTTATGTGCCACTATGAGGGCACTTATAGTGTAGTTTCTACCAGACAAGCAAACGCCCGATATTGGTATGATTATTTTTCCGGAACTCCGCCCGAACCCCCAGAACCGCCAGAACCTGTCGAAGGATGGATAACAGGGCAAGCCTTTTCAGATCTGGCACTTGCATATGATGGGCAGTATATGCCATATGACCAATATGATTGTTATGCATTTGTACAAAAAGTATGGCGGGATATATCATCTGTCAGTCCGTCAGATACGTTATGCAACCCCTCAAGTCAAGGATCCGGAACAAATACATTGTGGAGAATGAATGTCCGTCCCTATCCGGATTGGACTTTTCAAACAACCTCCCCAAATAATCAAAACCCCTGTCCAGTGTTGTGGTATAAGGACACAATCGAAAATTGTGTTGCATTATACGGGGCTATTCCTGCCGGGGCTTTGCTTTTCCATCAAATATCTGAGGATGGCAACCCGTCCATTCCGTCATATTATAGAGGGGACGGGATCGGGAATTTTGTCCATGTGGGTATATATTGCGGGAATAATGAAGTGATGCAGTCGGGGGGAAGAGATTCTGCAAGCGTCCCGGGAGGGGGAGTTCATAAATCTGCATATGATTCGAGCGCATGGAACTATGCTGCTTTTGTGGTATGGGTGGATTGCATAGGCTCGACTCCCCCCGAACCTCCAGAACCGCCCGAACCCGTAAAGCCTTATTGGCTATATATGCTCATGGCAAAGCAGGAAAGGAGATTATTAAAAAATGTCAAATATAGATATTCCAGCGAGTTATATTGATAAAAATATATATAATTCATCTTTCAGTCCATCGACAGTACACTGCAAAGATGCCAGATTGCAACGGTTTTTCCGAAAATACCTTCTGCAAAAGGCGATTGCGGTTTTTAAATGGACTCTCCCGAAAGCATGGGACAAAGATTTTTTCTTGTATACTCTTTATGGGTTGGGCTTTGTGGCTGTTTTTAACACTGACAGATTCGGGACTATTCCCCAGCCAGCAACCCTTGGGGGATATAATGTCTTTTATCATCCATCATATGCTATTATCACGAATCCCCTTTTGCCGGGGATCGCCAGAAAACAAATTGATATTGACTGCACAATTATCAAACTGCAACCTGATTATTCAGGAATCATGGATGTTGTTAATTATTATGCTGATATGCTGGCGTTGTGCTCTCAGTCAGTCGGCATGAATTTGATTAACACTCATACGGCATTTATTTTTCCAGCTAACGGAAAAGCAATGGCAGAAAGTTACAAAAAAATGTTTGATGAGGTGGCAAAAGGAAACCCCGCCGTTATTACAGACAAAAACCTCTTCACAGATACAGGGGAAGCGCCGTGGACTCCTTTTGTGGCGAATGTCAAAAACTTATATATTTCAGATCAGATTCTGGCAGACATGAGGAAAATTGAAAATCAGTTTTTGACGGAGTTGGGGATCCCAAACACAAACACAGAAAAGCGAGAGCGCATGATATCAGATGAGGTTAACTCTAATAATGCGGAAACATCGCTTCGGGCAGATATGTGGTTGGAAGAATTAAAAGACGGTATAGATAAAACTAATGAAATGTTTAATCTGTCTCTCTCTGTAGAATGGAGAATCAACCCACATAAAGAGGAGGTTGTTAATAATGGCACTTCTGACAGTGATGGGCTTATATGAATATGATAATACAATTTTTGAAAATCTCTATCTGCCTACAGGGGTGGACAGAGAAAAAATGATTGATACTATCATTCTAGAAAGTGCAGAATTGGAATGCATTTATCCCGCTCCAGGCTTCCTGAAAAAAGCGATCTCTCTTTGGTCGGCTACTCGTGCTATGTCTTGGGATAGGTTCTATCATGCAACCCTGTTAGAATATAATCCTATAGAAAACTATGATAGGCAAGAATCCGAAACCACAACAGGAAATCGAGAACACAGCGGAAAAGACACAAGCGTTTTATCTGGTCAGTCCTCAACCAATGAATTAAATAAAACTGCCGGATTCGATTCGGCTAATATGGTTGACAGAGAGAGCACAACAGCGAGCGGGACTGAAAGCAATTCAAATGAATTGACTCACGGAGAAAAAATATCTGATGAGGGCAGTAGAACGCTGAGAGTTCACGGGAATATAGGCGTTACCACTTCTCAAGCAATGCTGGAATCAGAACTCGATATATCGAAAAAAATAAATATATATGATTATATTGCAGAAGAGTTCAAAAACCGTTTCTGCATTATGATATATTAAATTTAAGGAGGTGGTTAATTTGTTTGAACAGTTCCCCTATACTAATTTCCATGAACTAAATCTCGACTGGATCCTTCAAAAAATCAAAGAAGCATATTCCCCCGAAAACCCTCCACAAAATGTGGTTCTTTCTGTGGATGGGCAGACTGGCAATGTTAGAGTTTTCCCAGATGCTATCGTCACTCTTCCAGAAGTGACAGAAGGAACATGGAACATCCACCGGATTTCTGGGGGTCAGTCCTCCGGTATTCAGTTCACGCCCAACAGGGCAGAACGAATTGAGGGCACCAACCGATATGAAATGTATGATGAGGGCAACCCCCCGCCATATCCAGTTCAATCGGTAAACGGGCAGACCGGGGCTGTCACAATTACTATTCCTGTGCAATCTGTAAACGGTGAAACGGGCGCTATCATTCTTTATCAGGATGCGTCGACAAGGCTTCCAAATGTTGCAGAAAATGTCTGGAATATTTACAGAATCAGCAACGGAACAGAAAGAGGAATACAATTCACACCCAACGGGATGGAAAGGATTGAAGGAACAAACCGTTATGAGATATTCGACGAGGGTCACCCCCCGGCCTATCCCGTAACATCTGTTAACGGCCAAACAGGGAATGTTGTTATTCCTAAAGTCATAACAGATCTATCCGCAGAGATGCTCAATATTAACACGGCCAGCCCGGAGAATTATTGGGGATTGATCCGGCAAGTCAGCACCGGAACAGCCAGCATTTATCTTGACACTTCTAATAACACGGTAAAAGCGTATATTAGTTATGTATCATCGGACGAACAAACAACAGTCACCCTGCCACTTTTGACTTCTGCTGATATCCCTTCTTCATCTGGTGTACTTTCTATCAACGGCTTGACTGGAGCCGTCACTCTATACGGAACTAATATCTATAGAGATAGCAATTCAAATAAAACCATAGATCAGGCAATAGCGGAAAATACGAGCGCCATTAGCACCGAAACAAACAGAGCACAAGGCCAGGAAGGCGTTCTGGCTGGTCGGATCACCACAGCAGAACAGCAGAACACAGCACAAAATACATCAATTACCGCTCTGGAAAAAGGTATTGCAATCATTGTCACAGGAGACACTGCTACGGCAGCAGTACCTGCTGGCGGTTATGCATATCTGAAAAATAATAATCACGGGCTGGCAGAAGGGCTTTATGTTAATACAAGCGGAAGCGCATTCCCCGCCACCGGAGGAACCGCTGATAGTTCGGTTTTTACTGCGGATCCTGATGGGGCGCTTAATGCGTTAAACAGCAATTTGTCACCGCTGATCACTGGCAAAACTTGGGCAGAATATGTTCAACCGACACTTGTAAATGGATCACAATACTCCGGAGGGTGCAGGTATGGCAAGTTTGGAGCATTTGTACACGTTTACATCAGTGCCCAGTTTGATTCTGCACCTTCAAATGCTTTACTGTGGACTATGCCATCTGGATTTATT